AGCGTCAATAGTATCACCATCCACTACCTTTGCGATTGAACGGATTCTATAGATATAGGGGTCTTTATCCATTAGAAAGGTAACTTAAACTCTTTGGTATTTAGTTTAGGAATAGGAAGTTTCTCAAATGCTTTGTTGACTTGTTTCTCTACCACAGCACCAACAAACTCTTCTGGGTTGTCTAAAATCTTCTGTGCCTTTTGATAAGTTACATAAGCACCATAACACAGTGCCCCACTAACTGCCAAACTTGTTGCGGATAAAATAACTGCTAGATTTTTCATTTTAGTAATTTCTCTACGGCGGTGTAATAATCTGCAGCATTGTGGTCTGCTACTCTATCGAATCTGGTGGGATTAACATCCTCCAGATGAATTACTGGGTGAGTGTGAACGTATCCAGTAAGGAAGGGAGGTGACTTGGGAACAATATCAGACCCGTGAACGAAACGAAGATGGTCAACATCTTTCAGTCTCTTACGAAGACCTCTGCCACCTGGGCGAGGGGAACCAATGGTGATGATGTGTAAGTTTGGAGCACTCTTAAGTAGAAGGTCTCCTAACACAGTTGCTGTTGCTCCTCCTAATGAATGACCAGCAACTACAAGCACTCTATCTTGTTCGAGTGATTCATAGTTGATAACCATCTTAGCAAGAGTGCTCATTGCATTAGATTTAAAACCTCTATGGGTATCATCTTTTCTAACAAGAAACTTTAGATTGGTTACCCAATCATCCATTGATGATGTTCCTTCTATAGTCAGGATACAGTATCCTGGAATACTTTTATCAACAGTAAAATCGTTTTCGTGTGCGTATACATCAACGCAGTTCTTGACTGCTCTTAAAATGACTTCCTTCGGTAGTTTCGTTTCCATTCTGAATCTCCAGATAGGATTCCCGTAATATATAGTAAATAATATATGCTACGAACAACAATCCAATTACAATAAGTAAAATCACGCTCCACACTGGGTCAGTCATAGCATCTTCATCGCTCTGTTTAACTCAATATAATGGTTCATCTCATCCACTGCGATTTCTGCAATCTTGGTATCCTCCTGGTGATCCCAGAAATAGTCTAGGTAGGTTTCTGTGGCATGATATTCAATGCCTGCGTTTAAGTGATAAGCAGACACAGGAGCAACAGCATAATAAACCACCAGAATCCAATAATAGATGAGAACCAGATGATAAGCGAAAAAGCGATCAAACCAGCGGTCGCTTCCGCCACGCGACTCCATTTCGATAAGGTGTTCGGTTTCATTGATTGTCTGTGCGAAGTGTTCTTTCATTAGAAAATAGTGTGCTTCTGTCCTTAGTCCCAGACTTTCTCTGAGATGTAGCACACTTAGAAAAGCAAAGTATGGTGCTCTTGCAATCGTCTCAAGCACCCAAAATCTTTGTATTGGTAATCCACGATAGATAAAGTCAATGATTGCTACCGTGATTCCAAGTAGTGTATCATTTAATTTTTTCATATTTTTCCAGGTATACAATTATCTGATTTTTGATTTGGAGTATAAACTTCGTGACCCTCTTGTGGTTTCATCCATCCACAACCAATCAACCATTCCATCGTCATAGGAGTGGGTCTGACTTGATCCCACAGAGGACCCTTACCACACATCGCTAAATGGTTTGCAGTCACATTTGATTGTTCCTCTGCCCAGTTAGCATCCGACTCCCAAGGAATCGCACGAGCCATACCAGCAGCAGTATAAGTTTTTGTTGTTTGTTTAATTACCCAGTCAGGTATCTCTTTATCCTGATGGACCTGTGCCATGAATGGTGTGCTGATACCACCTGCCATACAATCTTGAACAACGTGCCATCCTTCGTGACGGAGAGTGCCTAGAAACTCTCTGGGGTCTCTGAGAAGACGATCATTAATGTAAAGACGATTTACATCTGGTTTATAAAGACCAATAGTTCCTGGTGTAAAATATCTCTTTGGAGCAAGATACACAGGCACCTTACTAGCTGTCAAACCTGCCAATATTGCTTTAATTTCATCTCGGAATAAATCAAAGTCTGAAGATTTGAATATCTCCGACTCTACTGTGAGTTGCTCTACACCCTCAGTACACTCCAGAAGTATCATACACCCCATCGCTGATGGTGTATAAGGTGCCACTGTTGGTTGTTTCTTTATGACTTGTGCTGCCTGAACTGGGCTAAGGAGAGTCAATGACAATCCAAATGTCATAATAAGTCTTTTCATTCGTTCCACCACCCTTCTTCTTTATGTATCCAAATTTTTAAATCTTTAATGTATTTTCTAAGTATTTGTGCCTGTTCCTCATGCCAAGTATCCCCCGTCTCTAAGTAAAGACGAGTATGATTATCTATGGCTTTAAGTATTTTATGGATGGGAGCTGTCCAACACTCCCTTTCTGGAGTGTTCCATTCTCGTGGCACGGAATTACTAGCGAGTGTACATCGGTATAACGAAGATATTCAAGTTGGCATTGACCTGGACTAATCTCAACATAACCCACAATCAAAAAAGCAATAAATTCCATAAGATTAAATTAGTTGTTGTTTATGTTGTGGCAAACTTCTATCTTGTGGTCTACCATTTTTAGGAAATTGATAAACCCCATTGATACAAAGAATCCAATTAGTTCCTGTCTTAGCATCATGAATACGAATCCTATCACAGGTTCTCATAAAGTGTGGTACTTGTCCTGGACCCATTGGAGTTGCTGTAAAAATTGATGCCAAGATTAGAGGAATCATTTTTTCTTGCCGCCGTTCTTTGCTTTGTTAGCAGTGGCGTTACCCTGATTTTGTTTGGAGTTCTTTTGACCTCCAGGAGAACCTTTTTTACCTTTGTTAGGTGATTTAGCCATTATGCTCCTGTGCGAGGTTGAACTTGTCCCTCTTCCAGAGCTTCAACTCTTTCTTCAAGAGTTACTTCTGGTGCTGGTGGTTCTGGAGGTGCAACTACAAACTCTTCTCTGGGGGCCTCTGGCGCTTTATGTTCTTCATCATCACCTTTCTTCATAGTGTTGATACCGAACGTAGCAGCAGATGCTGTGAACACAGTAGCAATAAAGGTGGGATCCATTTTGGATAGCATACCTGAATAACTAGCGGTGAGAAGAGCAGCAGACCAACTCAAGATACATATACGAATTAATTGACCCATAGCATTTTCCTTTTTCTTGTCCATTATTTTTTATTGTAAGGTTAACTTTTTTTCCAAGCTTCACCTTCTGCTTTTCTTCTACGAGCAAGTCCTGCTTCTACATTAGAACCAGGATTGCGATAGAGGTAAAGCGCATCGGGAACTAAGTCCCATTCTTTATTCTTCAAGCGTTTAGTAATAGTATTGAAGTTAGAACCACCGTAGAAACCAGCACCGAGATTATAAGCAAAGCTGAGAAGAGCTCCTCTTTTTCCATCTGACATCTCATTCCAATGTGGTACTTTACGAAGTGCAGGAAGAAACTCATTCTTGCACTGTTCAATGAGAAGTGCATCCGCTTCTGCCTGTGTTAATGTATCACCCATCTTAAAGTGTGACCCATCCTTCTTACGAGTCGATCCCCAACCAATAGTGATTGGAAGTCCACCAGTGAGAGGATCAGGATATGCCTTGAGGTGGCACCCTTCAAACTCTTTGATGAGTTTGATACCCATCATTGGAACATCATCACCACCTGTTACAGGAGCTGCAGCAGCAGGTGCTGGTGCAGCACTAGTCTTTTTTCCGCGATAAATTTCCGCCCAATCAACATTATCTTCTAGATATTTTGCGGGGAGATTATCTTCTAACCACTGAACTGCTTTGACATGATTAGGATTCTTCTCATCATAGAATTGGAAGAAATTGTGCAAATCGATTCTTGCCATTTTTTATCTCCTTTTTGACCTTTGACGTGTTACACCTTCAAACCCACGATCACCAGGCGATCCCCCAATAAAACCAGGAACTAAATCTGGACCTGGAGCATCAGCAACTGGCGGAAAAACAAAAACATCAGGTAATGTTGGCATAAGACCAATTGGATTTGGATCAATAGTTACATCTCCAGAATCTCCTGAAGGCGGATCAAGTTCAACAGATGTAACTCCATCAGTATTAGATGTTAGTTTGACACCATATGGCACTGTTTGTGAACCGTTAGTTGTCACACCAAAGATTGCTGGCATAGCAAACGCTGGCGATGAAAGTGAAACTAGAAAAATAAGTGTAAATAAGTTTTTCATTGTAGTACCTCAATTAATCGAAAATTCTGCCCCAACCATCACTGCCACCTGGGCACCAGCGATGCTTGAGAACTGCTTTGGTATAAGTGGTCTTTTTACCATTCGTTACAGGACCAGTATAGTTATCATTCAGAGAACCATATGGATCATTCACAAAATACCCCTTGCCATCTGGAGTCTTACCAATTACAACACACATGTGCCCACCAGTAGGTGCAGAAAGAGAACCCCTGTGCAGGATACCAATAACAACAGGTTTCCCAGCATCGAGACTTTTATCAATATCAGCAAAAGAAAGATTGTAACTAAAGTGTGACTTAACTCCATAACCTGCCAGAACTTTTGTTTGTACGGCATGGTCAGTCGTATCGCCAATCGCAAATACTTTCTTAACATATTCGTCATCACCTTTGATACTACCTGGCTTGAGGAAAGCAAGGCACATTGCACATGACGAACTATTACAAGTTCTTTGTGCATCTCTGTAGTTATCTACTTGATTAAAATAAGGAACTGCCAAGACTGCTGGTTGTGGTGGTTTGGTTCTAAAGATACCAACCCAATCTCCCTCGGCATCATCAAGATACTCTGCAGGTAGGTTATCTTCTAACCACTGGACTGCTGCTACGTGATTTGAATTTTTTT